CCTTCATGAACAGGACAGCTTCCAACTAATAAAGGATATGATTCAAAAGTGCGAACATCAAAATAATCAAAAAGGTCTTGAATCCTCTCCATCATCTTCATCTTCAGATTCTTGGTCTTCAAACCCCTCTTCATTCGCACTCGCTTGTCGTTTGATTTGTCTAATTGTTCCAATTTCTGTCAACCTCGCGTATTCACCTTCCATATTTAAACAAATGTATCCTTCGTCTTGAATTCCCGGTCCATGTCTAGACACAATAGGTATTAATTTTCTATTTCCGTTTTCTAGCCCATCTGATGTTTTTTCGTCTTCCGTTTTCTCTTTAAAAATGGAAAAGCTTGTACAAAGCCACACAAGACGATCTGAGCCACTTACAACATCAGTAGACTCTCGTGTAATACCATCACGATTAAGCTGCACAAATGACAGACAGGGGCAGTCATTTTCAACACAAAAATTATGAAGTGCTGTGATTTGAAAACCAAGAACTTGAAATTCTGCTAAATTGTCTTTGATTGAAGTTGAAGACATCAGTTTAAGGTAATCATTAATGATAACACAATCATTAAGTCTTCCGTTTTCATCATATCCGACTTCTTTTAACAACCATCTTTTAGCAATAGAAAGAGTCTCTTCAAATGGTCTTCCTGAAATGCTAATATATTTATAAGGAATGTTTTCTAGGTAGTCTCCAGCTTTATCTATTCTATCACATTTTTCAGGATCGTCAGCAAAAGAACCGCTTGCTATTTCATTGATTTCTACGTTAGCTAAATTAGCCAATAGTCTATGATGATGGTCTTCTTTACTCATTTCTGTATCAAGCATAAGAACTGGAATATCATATTTTCCAGCTATATGAAGGGCTACATTATCAGCAACTACACTCTTTCCTGTATTATGAGTAACAACAAAATTATCAGTTATAAACAGACCGTCATTATTTGACAAAGTTAAACATCTTGCATTATCTATACCTACTTTTTCAATTTTGACAATAGTTCTTTTTAGCCTCCCAATCACTCTGTTTGTAAATTTATCAGCTTTTCTTTTTAATTTAAAAGGATTTATTCCATGAGGTAAACGAACTTCACATCTATATGAATAAAAATCTTTTCCATTACATGATGTTTTATTGCTTACAATAGAACACAACCCTCCCAATGATTGCACTATTTCTTTTACATCTAAACATAACTGTTTAGATACAGATGTGAATCTTGTTCTACTTTTCTTAGATCTTTTATCTATTGTACAATCACCATCAGTATCTAATAAGCCAGCGAGAACTTTCAGTCTTATTTCTTTAGTGTTATAAATATAATTTTTGGGAATAAATTTTGAGTAGCAATTATGTCCAAATATTCCAGCATCTCTTAATCTATTTTGCATTGAATTAATACGATAAGAGACTACTTTGTTATCTTTTCTATTGCTATCAATTTTTACATCGCACCCAATGGATGTTGCATAACTTAACATGTATTGATGAATTTCATCGTCGGCAGTATGATAAACACAAGTATTATTTGCAATAGATCCATCTCCAAGCAATACGCCCATTACATATGGATCAATTGGGATATCTTGTTTATCAAATTCTAATGGATCTGTAAGTGGAACATTCCATTTATAAGCTTTATTTTTTCCATATGTTATATCATTAATTAAATCCTTAACTGGTTTTATTTCTTCTTTTTTATTTCCATATGTTTTACTTACATGCCATAAATGATCTTCACAACAATCTACAAAATCTCCATCTCTAAAATAGACTCTATATATATCTTTATTGTTATGATCCCAAACATGAGTGACTTTAACATTTCCAGAAAATGGATGTTTTATAATATCTCCAACTTGTACATCTTCAATTAATTTATACCCCCTGTCAGTATAAACCTTTGATCCATACCTTAAAGCTTTAGGTCGAGCACTTATTAGATCAACACACTTACGTCTTAATCCACCCCCAATAGCTTTATCAAATTCTGGAAAGCCTGTCGGAATACCAATTGATTCTCCTTTTTTATTTTTTAGGTGCTCAATGTATTCCTTAATTCCTTCTCCAATTGAAACTGGAGTCATGTCGTCTTCTTTTATGTAGGAGAGACACAATTTTTGAATCGGTTCTTCAGCTACAGATAAAATACTGGCAACACTTTCTTCTCCCGTTATTTCATTAAGTCCTCTATAAATATCACGAAGTTGGTTCTGCATTTTTCTCGCAAATGCCAATCGCGTCACCTTCTGAGCATGAGGAAACACGTTATTGATATCTATAGAGTTTTGCTTAAACTCTTTTAGCTTATCAGATACTTCTTTTTTTTCTACATACTCATCTAGATGAAGAGTTTTTGCAGCAGATAAGATATCTGCTATCCCAATTTTTTCATTATCTTTTAAAGCATGAGTAACGCATTTATAGATAACCTTATTGTTATCTTTTGTAAATACATCCTCTTCAATCAATTGATCTATTTCAACAAAGCATTCTTTTCCATGTTGAATCAATCCGGATAAGATTGCTTCTTCTGATGCGATATTAACCAATTCTGACATTAGGAAGCCTTAACTATACAATCATCACAAACATAATTTTCTTTAACATATACTGGATCAACGCTGTAGTTCTTTTTGCACTTAACACATACAACATCAACTGTCTTGTATTTTTCTCTAGCTCTAGGAGTTCTTTCTTCTACAGAATCATTGATTTTGTCAAACCCTTTTTCTTTTGATGATTCAGCAATTGCTTGTTCCATCATTTTTTCAAAATCGTTTGTTCCTGACCATTTAACCTGTCGAGCATTTTTTTCTGATTCTTTTTTTGTTATCGTAAAGTCATAAGGATCAGAAGATTTCTTTTTAGACTCTTTCTTTTTATTTGTAGAACCTTTAGGACGACCTCTTTTTTTTACAACTTTCTTTACTTCTTTTTTTTCTGGTGTTGAAGTTGATTCATTTATTACTTCCTTAACTACCTCTTTTATCAAAGCTTTTAATTCTTCTGGATTCATCTTTTCTTTCCCATTTCTTTATAAAGGTTTGCTCTATTTCTAATGTCTTCACACTGCTTTTCAAGCATTTGAATTCCTGAAGACAATCTTAATTCGTTTTCTTGCACTTTTGGTAAATATTCACTTTCATTAACAATTGCTTGTTTTTTTACTTCTGCTGGCATATATTGATCAAATTGATTCCATCTAGAAGCGTATCCAAAACTAAGTACATGAGAACATCTGTTTTTAAAAGATTTTAAATAATCAATCTCTCTTTGTAGATATCCGGCATAATTCATTAAAATCATAGCTGATGAAAAACATTCTTCTGATGTAAGCCCTTCTGTTTCAGAATACTCACGATTTAAAATATCATTGACTTTTTCTTCATTGTATGGAAGCTCTGGGACATTATGCCTAATACAAAATTCTCTTACCCACTCAGTAAACACTATTAACTTGTGGTCGTTTTCAAGATCAAGTCTTTCCATATATCTTTCTCGTTGTAAGGAAGTATTACTATTTTGAAATTATTCATTTCACACCATTCAATCTTATCTCTATCTCTTTGTTTGGCTTTTACGAAATCCATTTTATTCTTGTAAAAGAAAGAAGTATATTCGTAGTGCTGTCTACCATGAACTTCTATAATTAACATGTAATCAGGAATAAAGAAATCAGCGTATAGATAAGAAGACCTGCCGAGTTTTTTAGATCCCGGCAGGGTTGGTTCTTCATATACTGAGTTGGTTGGGAAGAGTTCTTTGATCAACTCTCTTGCTTCAAGATGATGTTTTGACTTTTTTCTATTTTTTCTATGTTTGTTTTTTGTATATCTAAATGGATGTTCTTTATTATCAAATCCAATCACACGCATAACATTTCATTTACTTGTTTTAGAATTTCATTAAATACTTTTGGATTATCTGATAGAAACTCACCAAGATTAGCTTTCCCTTGATGTTTATGAGGAAGTCCTTCGTATTCTTCGTTTCCTTCAATGAATGGGATTGTATACCAAGCACCACCTTTATCAATGATTCCGAAGCTTTCTGCTAGCTCAATTACTTCTCTATCTTTGTCGATTCCTTTTCCGAATCTAAGATAACTAATACAGCTTGTTCCAGAAGCCCCCATAGCCGAGCATCCGATATCCCAATGGACTAACTGACCTATTTTAGCATCATTTTCTTCCCATGCTTCAATTTTCTTAACATCCAATCTTGTATCAGCTTGATATTGAATTTGCAAACCACAGTCTGGAACTTTTATTTTTCCATAACCACTTGTGTTGGTAATGTAATGAGTAATAATTAAAACGATAAGTCTATTATTAACAACTACTTGAGCGTTCTTCTTAATCCAGTGAGCCAATAATTTTGGAAGAGAGGCTCTAATTGAAGCGGATGGATCTTTTTCTAGTTCATCTCTTGGAACCAATGTAGAGCAAGAGTCAATAACTACTACGGCTCCTTTATTCTTGGGCATCCTCATTAAGGATTCACCAATCTTCAGGAAATCCTCTGCTGAAAGCTGCTCTTCTCCCTCTGGAGTATGTACTGTTTGAAACTTTTTTAAATCCAACCCCTTAACCCCCAAAAGGTTATATTGTTTAAGTCTAGATTCAGCGTCAATATAAATAATGTTACGTCCAGCATCTTGAGCATTTTTACAAACTTGAAGACATGTAGTCGATTTTCCTGTCTTAGGATCTCCACTAATGATATTCCAACTTCCCTCAAGAAGCCCCCCATTTAAAGCTAGGTCTAAAGAAGGACAAACACTTAAAGATTCAAATTTACTTTTTGTTTCTAAAAGCTCTTCTCCTGTTGAAATTACTTTTCCAAATTCTTTTAAAATTTCGGCTTCACTAGATAATTTTTTATTTTCTGCTTTCTTTTTTGCCATTTAAAACGCCCCTAGTAGTATATCTCTATTATCTAAAACACCAAACCCGACTTGATTGTTTTCTTCATCAATAGGACATACAGTATTTCCTGAATTAGTTATAGCTATTACTAAATTGCTTTTGTTTTTTGGAAAGCTTCCTTGAAGATCTTCTTGATAAAATTTGATATGTTTATCTAGATTGTAAAAAATTACCCTATCAGCGTATTCTTCTGGAACATCTTTTTTGAACTTTTTATCAATGATAAACCAATGATTCTTTTTCTTATCGTTTCTGTGTTTTATAACGTCTAAGATCGCAAATAGTCTTTTTGATAATTTATTTTTTACGTCTC